GTACTTTTGTAGCTGTTGCAGGTGTAGTGCACCCGTTAAGACACCAGAGGCGAAGCCCATCTGCAATAGATTGAAATGCCCAAGATTGGTCATAGCTATTGAAAAAGTTGATACGAAATGCTACAATATCATCTAGTTTTGGTTGTATTACAAGGTTTTTGAATGTATATGACCCACGCATTTTTGCGCCGTTGTCATATACATTTACCTTGTAATCTATATCTTCTGAATCAATTGACTTGTTCAATGTTGCTAACATCTTATCCACACTTGATTCAATTGTATTGACAACAGTATTGTGATTAATTGGTTTGTACTTACTGCCGTGAATACCTAGTACCTGTCCGGTATCAGTACGTACACAAGCACGTGCCAAGTCTTTGGGTACTTTGTAGTTATCTTTGCCAACTTGTCCTTCTGTATTGATGGCCTCAAGTTCTACCATTTCTACAGGAAAGTCATAGTCATTTTTGTTTACAATGTCTAACATATTTATCTCCTTGTTAGTTTGGTTGATATAGCTGTAAGCTACATCTTTGTACTTTGCTTGTAGGCTTTTTACAGCTTACCTCTACAGTGATGTAGCTACAGTTTAAATGTCCTTGTTTCTTAGTCGTTAAGACTAGCTCAAGTAGGTACAAAGGACAAAACCTATTCATAGTGAGTTAGTGCACATTAAATGGTACGCTTTTTACAGCCCTCCTCTGCACTAATCGTACTAAGAATTCTTTGTACAAATATCATAACAGCGTTCGCATAAGTGATGATATTCGTTATAAATTTTTGGATTGTGAGTTTGAAAAAAAAACATTTCTTTGCTATTGAAATGATTTTTACAATGGTCGCATTGCATTGTAATGATTTTTTCTTCATCATTTTGCATCAATCAAATTTATCACAATCCGGTAAACTTTCAAGATGTTCGTTGACAGCATTTATAGCTTGACTCTCTGTCATACCTTCATCTAAATATTTTTGAAATAAATTTTCTATATATAATTGTTGTTGATAATCAATACTCATCAGTATTTTCCAAATAGTTGTCAACAGATTGTAATGCTTCTATATTTTGACGCATTGCTTTTGTTTGATTGAGGCTACTCATTTCACGAATGATACCTCGTAATTGTGAACTGATTTCTAGTTTTAGATTGTCAATTTTTAGTTGTTCAAGAGCAATAAATTGCTCAACGATATATATTAAATCATCTGTTTTGACATGAGTACCGCTTTTTGCGATACGTTCTAGTGGTTCTTTGTATCTGTTCTTCATGGTTGCTCCTTTGCTGATTGTGCTGTTTCATACATTTCCATAGCTGTTTCAAGACTGATATCAAGTAACTTACAGCCTGTTTTTACTTCACGTAAAAGTTCTGCAATTTTTACATCAGTTACATTACCTGTCCGTGTAGCTAGTGAATAATTGACATGGCTTTGATAATCTTCAATTGCCGATATTAGTTTTTTAGTGATTATCGGAACACTTTTTTCAGTTAGTTTTATTTTCATTTTTATCTCCATACAATGTTAGTTTTTCAAATTCATCAGTCATTTGATTGACTTTATGCATACTCTGATGCCATGATTTAGGTTCGTATAAATTGTTTTCAATATGCAATAACATCATTTGAGTTATTGAAAATATTTGTTGATACAGTTGCATGGCTTCACCAATTTTACCTGCAGGAAAGTCGATATCTTTTTCTATTAATGCTTTATAATCATTAGCATATTCACGCATTGTGTTGATATAATTTATATGTTTTTTGTACGTAGCATTTACGATTGTTTCGTAATGATGTTTACGAGAATCTTCATTTAGATATTTTGACATAACATTATCCTTTCATTGTTATTATATAGTAGTATTGTTCACATATCAACTATAGAGTGATGATAGTGAAATGATTGCCACCCAGATGGGCTGATGCATATGCAATCATATGATGACTAGGAAGGATTTAGCCATCATATGATAGCATTGTTGTATACCCTTGAATAATAATTTTATCATTAAGAATATGAGTGCCTTTAGGCACACCAAATAGTCGGCGTAGCGAAGCGGAGCCGAAAAAATTTTTTTTTTTGGACAAAAAAAAAGGGAACCAAAGTTCCCTCTTTTTTGTAGGCATTTTATCAGCGTTAGAAGTCAAGGTTTGCTAATCTTTTTCTAACATCTTTAACAGACATTGGTTCAACTGGTTTCTGTTGTTGTTGTCCGCGTAACATTTTTTGTTGCATAACGTGTTCAACTGCATGAGTTATTAATTGCTCAATAGTTTTGCATTCAATGATATTACTTTCAAACAATGGAATTTTCATTTGTTCAGTAATATATTCATTGCGTCCTTGTTCGTTTGTTTTTGTCCTTGCGTCAATACCTTTAGCTTCAAGGTCGGACATTACATTTAAACAAGTTTCAATTCTCTGTTTTTGAGATTGAACTACACTCCAAACAGAGTTTCCGATTTTTGCCATAATGGATTTTGTAACATTCCATTTATCGTCTCTTACTGAATGCATAGTTTGCTCACCAATAAATACTGATAGTCTAGCCATTATATCAATAAGTTCTTTTAGTTCTTTTTCTTTATAATGTATTTTATTATATTTAGTTTCGGTTGTATTAGTCATTTTATTTATACTTTCATTTTAATGTTAATATTATCACCCTTGCCCGTCATAGTAATTTCCCTGAAGGGCTTAGGTAACCTTCCGTCTTTTATTACCTATTTGAAGTCAACAATTAATTGGGCCTTATGGGGGTCGGCTACCTACTTAGGTAGGCGGGGGGACTTACCCCCGTTTGGTAATTAATTGTTGAGGCCCGTCTGGCCTGAAGACAAGATAATGGGCGAAGCACTTTTGCACTTCTAATAGGTAATAAAATACGGTTATGGTTGCCAAGGCCTTCAGGTAAATTACTATATATAATTATGTATAACTTATTCATAAGTTATCCCTTATTATCTTTCTATCACTTAGATTGCTTACTTTTAAAGTAAGTCCATTGTCTTTGGAGTAAGACTGATTTGGTTCTTCATCATTGAAGAACAGGTATGTTGACAAATCAAATATTACCAAGTATAAGAAGAGTTAGTTGTTATGAACAAAGCAATAAATAATCCAGAAATATCACCCAAAGCTAAGTTGCTTGTAGATACACTCGTAGCTACAGGTTGCACAATCACCAAAGCGTCAAAGATTGCAGGTTATAAGGGAAATTCAGCAAGAGTGAGTGCAAGTAAGATGCTACGAACTCCCAAGGTACAAGAGTATATGAATCAGGAAATACAACGCACATTAGGATTGAGTGCCACTAAAGCAAGTAGTACGTTACTCAGACTATGTACTGATGCGAAATCAGAGTATGTACAGCTTGAAGCTAGTAAGGATATACTCGATAGGGCAGGATTCAAAGCACCAGATAAACATCAACACCTCGTCAAGGGTGATTTCTCAATCAATATCGATTTATCTTAGCCACCACCAACATAAAGAGTGCCTCTTGGCACACCTACTAACTGCCCGAAGGGTGGCTGTGGCAGTATAATGTTTTTTACCACGCCATGACCTAGTTATAGGGCATGGGGTCTAAAAAACACCTGCACCATCAATACAGGTAGTACCTTACTCTCGTTAAAGTTGTTCAAGGTTCGTTGCTTTTTATTTTTTTTTGTTGTAAGGTTCGGTTATGGCAAAGACACCCGCATGGCAAAGAAAGGCAGGTAAGAATCCGAAGGGAGGATTAAATGCTAAAGGTCGTGCATCTTATAAAGGAGGTACATTACGTCCTCCTGTTAAACGTGGAGATAATCCAAGACGTGCATCTTTTCTCGCAAGAATGGGAAATATGCGTGGGCCTGAATATAAAGATGGTAAACCCACACGACTTCTGTTATCGTTACGTGCATGGGGTGCGTCAAGCAAGGCAGATGCAAGAGCCAAAGCAAAGCGTATGTCAGTACGATTAAAAAATAAAAAAAAGAAAGGAAAGTAAAATGCCCGGTAAAATGAAACCAATGAAGAATATGAAGAAAAAAAAGAAACCTATGAAAAAAGGTTACTAATGAAAGGTGTTGCTCATTATAAAAAAGATGGGTCAGTCCATAAGGGTGGTACTCATAAAATGCCTAATGGAGAAACACATACAGGTAAGACACATAATAAAACAAGTGAAAAATTATTTCACTTTAAAGATTTACCTGCTAGTGTTAAAAGAAAAATTATGAAAATGAAAGGTAAAAATGGCACTCAGTCCTAAACAAAAAAAAATTGCCCGTGTTGCAAAACCACGTAACAAAATTACAAATGCTGATTTTAAAAAATTAAGGAGAAAAAAAAATGGATAATGCACAAAGAGTTAGAGAACGTAGAAGAAAATTATTAAGAAAAGAACCAACTAACTTTACACTACGTGCTCGTATGGGACAGTATAGTAATAAAAAAAGAGGTGAATCCGATAACG